GTTGGTAGTTTCAAGGGCTTCATCGATTCCATCAAAGAATTGAGAAGCAACTGGACCGTTGTGATGAAAGGCCCGTTCGCCAGCACCATAAACAAGTTTCTTGGTATATTAGTGGCTGTTGGTGTCTACAATGCAGCTGATCTCACTTTCGACATTAAGGGATTCAAAGTTCTTGAACCGGATCTCGATGTAGTTAGTTCCGGAGCGACAGATCTAGTGGATCATATTTTTAGCATAAGTCTTTTTGTGCTGGAAAGATCCGCTGCTGTTTGGAAGTCCGGAAATCCTGCATCATTTTTGTTGGGTGATGATGAGAGCGCCTCATTGGATGAGGAGTACTTGTGGATCATCAAAAATTGGACCCATGTTCAGACGGGTGAGTATCGCGTTGGAATAACGAAAGCCGAATTTGATTTGCGACTAAACGTCTTGGGAATAAGATTGAGAGATTTGTACCGCAGCACACCGAAATCCGCCTACAAGGCGGTGTTGGAGCGAAAACTATCGGAAATCATGTCCATTTCAAACAAGACCTCATGGATTGATATGTCTTCCACGTCTCGATATTTACCATTTACCTTCGGGTTTTTTGGTGATAGCGGACTCGGAAAATCTTTCATGATTGGTCAATTCATTGAGTTGTTATGCAAATCGGCTTCCCTCCCACATGGTGAGGGTTACCTGTACGTGTTGAAGGAAGGACAAAAGTTTTGGGATGGTTGGACAAATAACAAGAACGCAGTTTTGATGGATGATTACGGCAACAAAAAAGAGCCTAAGGGACAGAACGATGGCTCGAATGTGGTTGTTGATGTGGTTAACAGAATACCATTTCATCCACCAATGGCTGCGCTTGAAGACAAGCATAATGCAGATTGTCACCCTGACATAGTTGCATACACTGGACATGACAAAACTCTAAAAGCATTTGAGAATTCAATCTCGTGTTTGAGTATCCAGAAAAGGTGTGAATTTGCAATTGATGTTAAACCACGTCCCGAATTTACACGTATAGTTGATGGAACGGTTGTCGGAATAGATTCAGACAAGGTGCGCGAGTATTACAAAGATGCCAATGGCTCCGAAATTGATCGGATCATTGATGACACCTTGTTGTACACAATCACGACTGTGAAACCTGGCAAGGACCACAGATACGTCTGTGATTACGCCGTTTGCGTTCACAATGATAGACCAATGAAAGATGTGTCAGCTGAGGACGTTCTATGTTTCTTGATTGATGCATTTGCAAAACATCGAGCAAATGAAGAGCGCTTGGCCAAAGGATTGAAAAACCGAACGGAAAAGCAATTGACAAAATGTGCATCAAACGGATGCCCGCACTTTCAAGGCCACTGTCCGTACCATAAAGATAGTGGAACGTCGGAAGTTGCTAAATTTAGTCATGAGCCCCAAGAGCAACAACAAAACTCGTGCTACTCGGAACCTTCAGATGAGGAACAAGCGATATATGAATGTTCTTATCCAGAACAATCAGTAGATAGTTCTGATGAGGATATTTCTTCAGGTTCCGGTTCTGAATCATCTTCTGGTGAAGAGAAAGATGATGAGACCTTGTCAGTGATTGAAATCGCACTTGATACTATATATGAAGCAGATCAAAATGCTGAGCGTTTGGAACTAGAGCCCGAAGGGGTCATGGTTAATTTCATTTTCAAACGTGCAATGGGTAGTATGAAGAAGAGATTCCAAAACACCATTTCGAGGAAAATTCTAATGGGAGACATGGCTGCTAAGGCCGGCACGTACTTTGGCCTTGATGCACTATGGACAAGATTCGATTGGTTGAAGTTTGTTCCAACCAATGCACTAAGGGATGAGCGGTTCCAAGAACTGATATGCATAGCTGATGCTGATAAGATTTATGATTCATTTCGATCAAGTCTAATTCAGCTGTGCGTTATTCCATGTCTTGTATTGTTCTCATACTTGGTTCACTGGTTGTCCTCTACGGAATATTGCCTTGACAGGAATCCCTTTTGGATTTGGTTGTGCGTACATTGTCCACAATATTTTGAGATGGACACAAGGGTTGATCATTTGTATGATCCAGTTGGTACAGCCGCATCTTTCGTGAGCTTTTTAATACGGGTTTGTTCACCTGTTGAAATCGAATACTTTGAACCAGTTCCTGTTGAAATTCCAACCCGACGAACCAGAATCTGGAAGCTTCTTTTCAAGATTCTTAGAGTTGATCACATTCAGCTTGAACCAACATACACTACCTGGTTTCCTCGCTCGACAAGTATCTTTATTGATCA